ATCTAGTGCATCATACGTCCAAAATTTTTTAGTTTCAGCGCAAGACACGGCTCCTACTGGATTATCCTTCAAACCAGATGGCACCAAAATGTACGTGCTTGGTGACAGTGGTAATGTTGTAAATGAATATTCTCTTCTGAAAAATAATATTCAACAAATAACATGGCCAGAAAATATAATTTGGGAAGGCATAACTGCACCTCAATTATCAGAAACCCAAGTTCTTATAATAGATTTTTACACACCAGACAGCGGAACTACTATATTTGGCATTCCGAGAATAAATACCGCATAAGGAGAAAAAGAAAATGTTCGTAAAAACAGATGAAGAAAATAATGTATTAGTATACCCGTATACGATTGAAATGTTCCGTTCGGAACATAGGAACAAAAGTTTGCTAAAATTTTTAAACAATGATTTCCTAAGCAGATTTAATGTTTATCCCGTCCAAGATGACACTAAACCTGACCATGATAGTATCACACAATATCTTTACAGAAAACAATCACCAACACTAACAGCAGATGGTTGGAAAATAGGTTGGGAGATTAGACAAAAGCCTGAAGAGAGAATTCAAACTGAACAAGAACAACACGTACAAAAACTCAAAGAACAAATTAACCAGGAGCGTGATAGAAGGATTGTCAAAGGATTCGTGTGGAATGGATATACATTCCAGAGCGATAAACCAAGCTATGACAATATTATGGGTGCAGGGGCAAGTGCGACCGCTTCTATATTAATGGGCGCAGACCCGAATGATATTTACTGGGCAGATACTGAAATGCCCTTTACATGGTTGAGTAATGAAAATGTATTTGTTGAAATGGCACCAAAGGATGTTATTGAATTTGGGCAAGCAGCAATGAACTACAAATCAAAACATTTCTTTGCGGGCAGAACACTCAAAAATATGGAAGTAATACCAGAAGATTTTGCTGATGATAAATGGTGGCCAAAATCAGTAAGAGATATAAATGGCTAAAAAATATATTCAAAATTACGATGAGAGATACAAGAGAATTGGCAACACAGCAGATTATGTAACTCTTAAACCTATAATATGGGATATTGGATTTAAAGGCAACATAAACAAAGAAACAGTATATGAAGGTTTTTCATTCAATGTTTCTATTCCTTGGTATGCAAGATGGATTTTTAACAGACACAATCCGAAATATTTTAAAGCTGCTGCGTTACACGATTATATGCTGAAACTAGGATATGATCGAATATCAGCAGCAGGTGCCTTTAATCACGGTCTAAAATCAGAAAAAGTCAATTTGACTACAAGAATTATAATGTCTATGTCAGTAGCTTTTTATAAATATAAGTGAAATCTATGATAAAAATATAACACGGCCATGATATCAAAGAACAAACGGAAGATACGGACATACAAATGCGTTTTATAATGCACAATTAACTTCCCAGACAAATGGTGTTTTAAATGTTAATTATAACAATATTCAAACGTATTAAATAAAAGTTGAGTTGTCTGGCTCAAGTATAAAGCATATTTTGACGGTATTTTATACATTAACACTACAGACTCAACCTACACTGGCACCGAACATGGTATATCTGTTTTAACAGATAATCTGCGAATTGCACCAAATTAAGTATTAATCAAATTCATTGACTTTTGATGTAATATTGTTATAATTACATTAAAGAATGGATTATACATGAAAATTGCAATTATTGATACTCTTGGGTTGTGCTATGACGGTAAAACTTTGGAAAACAGAGGACTGGGTGGCAGCGAATCTGCTGTAATATTAATATCAAAAGAATTAGCCAACCTAGGGCATACGGTTACGGTATATAATAATTGCATAGATTCAAAAGCAACTCCTGGTTTATGCGATAATGTGAATTATATAGATCATTCTAAATTTGTAGATGACCCTGAAGTCCACAAGCATGACGTTGTGATTTCTTCAAGAAGTGTGAATCCCTTCTTTGCAGATAATCAGTATGTAAAAATGATTTTCCGTGCAAAGAAGAAAGTTCTTTGGATGCATGATACATTCTGTGAAGGTGATCAGCATCTTGAAACTATGTTGCTACAGGGTTATATTGATGAAGTCTTTACGTTATCAGATTTTCATTCTTGGTATGTAACTTCTTGCGATCACGGAAACAAGCGAAATTTTGAAGTTCTCAAACATAAGTTTTTTCAGACGAGAAATGGCGCAGTACAGCATATCAAAGACGTCGATTTAACCAAAAAGGATCGAAATCATTTTGTTTATAATGCAAGTGCAACAAAGGGATTAATTCCGCTGGTAACTCGCATATGGCCAGAAATTAAAAAACGTATACCTGAGGCACGCTTGACATGCATAGGTGGTTTTTACCGTTTTCGTGAAGGTGCTCAACCTGATGCGCAGGAAAAAATGGTTAATGATCTTATTGCTTCTAAACCAGAAGGAGTAACTTTTACTGGAGTTATTCCACAATACGAAATAGCAGAAATACTCGCGAATGCCACTCTCATGCTTTATCCAACTGCGTTTCCAGAAACCTTTGGCATCTCCTCGCTTGAATCTCTTCTTTACAAAACACCGATAGTGACAAATACATTTGGAGCACTTGAGGAAACTGCTGTTGATCTTGCGTGTTATAAGATACCATATTCTTCAACCAACAATGCACTATTCAAAAACATCAATGAAACTCAACAAGCAGATATATTTGTACAAACTGTATTAAATGCCTATAATAATCCGTACTTACTATATCAAAAGCAAAACTATTGCGATGTTGTCAAGGATATCGCTGGTTGGGATACTGTTGCGCTGCAATGGGAACAGCATTTCCACACAATGATGAAAATACCTTATCCTGTGGAAAAATATAGAAATGTAAGCAGAATTAATAACAAAATTGCTCGTGTTTATAACAGGAGATTTAATAATCCTGAGGATCGCACAGTTTATAAATCTTATGGAATGCAGCGTAGGGTTGTTATTATTAGTCCATACAGAAATGCTGAACCTTACGTTAACAATCATGTAAGGTCAATCTTGCAACAAGACTACGATAATTATTTGCACATTTTAATAGATGACGATTCTGATAATCAAAGAGATATTAAACATCCTAACATTATACATTTAAGAAATGGTACAAGAATGGGCGCTGTTCAAAATCAACTAAATGCAATTAATGATTATGTAGAAGACGACGACATTGTTATGTTGTTAGATGGTGATGACTGGTTAACCAACAATAATACAATTTTTCATTATTATAATGATCTATATGATCAGGGATATGACTATACATATGGATCAATGTGGAGTTTAGCAGACGATATACCTTTAATTGCACAAGATTGGAAAGAGGGACAAACTTATCCGTGGAAAATACCATATACACATCTTAGAACAATGTCTGGGGCTATTGCAAAAAAAGTAAATCCTGAAAATTATATAGTAGATGAAAAATGGATGATGTCAGGTGCAGACAATCCACTATTTAGAGAAACTATATCTTATGCTAAAAACCCAATTGCTGTAAAAGAAGTAATGGTGATTTATAATGATGTTAACCCGTTGAATGATTATAAAGTTAATGGAGAAGAACAAAATAAAAATGCAAATACTGAAATAAAAAACACTGCATCTTTACTAACATATGAAATAGAAACTAACGTTAAAAAAGATATTATCCAGGAAATAGATAAAGAACAAATGATTCTAAAAAGTAAAAATAATAAAAAAATATTAATTGCTATCCCCACAAACAAATATATTGAACCAGAAACATTCAAATCAGTGTACGATTTAGATGTGCCCGACGGATATCAAACAGATTTTCAATTCTTTTATGGATATCAAATTGACCAAATTCGTAATCTTATTGCAGAATGGGCAATGAGATATGACTATTTGTTTTCTGTAGACAGCGACATTGTGTTACCAAAAGATACCTTAGTAAAAATGATCAATGCTGATAAAGATATTATCAGTGGCATGTACATACAGCGCATACCTGGAACACATACTCTTGAATTATATATAGACACTGGTAACGGAGGTTGTACTAACATACCGATTGAAGATATCGAAGGTGAGGGCATTGTTGAAATAGTAGCATGTGGCATGGGTTGCGCACTTATTAAAGGAGAGGTATTCAGAACCTTAGACTACCCTCATTTTTATTATCAGTCAGCACTAGATCATAAAGATACGGTTTCGGAGGATATTTATTTTTGTAAAAAAGCAAGAGAGCAGGGGTTCTCTGTATGGGCAGACGAAACTATTAGATGCGAACACATCGGTAATTCTAAGTTTTTAGTAAAGCCTTATGAACCTCGTGAAAGAATGAGTAGACTAGAAAAAATTGCTGCACAGGATTTGTTGCCCACGCAGCATGTTGATTATTTAAGAAATATGAATATATCACCAAAAGTAATCTATGATATTGGAGCATGTTTACTGCATTGGACAAGACATGCCGAGAAGATATGGCCTGACGCAGAAATTTGTGTATTAGATGCTACAAAATCTGTTCGACCATTTCTGGAAAATTCAGGACACAAATGGCAGATAGCAGTATTAACGGATGAAGAAGGAAAAGACATAGACTTTTACGAAAACAGTTCTGATCCCGGAGGAAATTCATATTATCTAGAAACTACTGGTGCGTTTACTGAAGAACATAAAACAAAGCGCAAAGGACATACTCTTGACCACATTATTACAGCTCGTGGATGGCCATTACCGGATCTAATCAAAATGGACATACAAGGTGCGGAGATTGATGTTTTAAAAGGAAGCAAAAATGCACTGGAACATGTTTCTGATATCATACTTGAAGCGCAACATGTTGACTATAATAAAAATGCACCTAAGATAAAAGAAGTAATCGAGTTTATGGAATCTATTGGATTTTATTTAGTAAAAGGATTTCTAATAGGTGAAGCAGACGGAGATTATCACTTTAGAAAAAGATAGAACTAAATACTATACGCCTAAAAGTATTCCAAAGCCGATATGCCCTATTAAGTAAACAAATCGAGCATAGTAAAAATAGTTTCTAATTTTGCTCGATTAATCTTACTCGACAATGTATTCTTTAACCCTTGGTGTAATGGCTTCGGCCAATTATCAAACGACACCCAGGCATAACCATTATGTTCGTCATTCAATTGGGGAATAAATTCTTCATCAATTACACAAATATATGTATGAAATTCAAATTTTCTATTACTGCTAATAAAGGTTTCTAAAGGAATGGTTTTCTTCATTTCGGGAATAAACCCAATTTCTTCGGAGATCTCCCTCCGCAGCCCTTCCCAGGGCGTCTCGTTATTTTCATTCGTCCCGCCGACAAGTCCCCACTGATTAGAACGTTTTCCATTCTGCCTATAAAGCAATAAAAACCTTCGTGTGTTGATCGTGTAAAAAAGAGCACCGCTGCAAACTATCTTGTCCATACAAATAATTATCCGTATAGATCAAGACGCTATGTTCCTATTGGATTTATCCAGGTAACTACAAACAACATCACGGCGATAATTGTAAATTAGCCATAAAGATCTAAGCGCCATGTTCCGATGGGGTATTCGCCTTCGACACTCTTTAACCACATTCCTTGAGTATAGCGATACTGAACACTGGTATTAAGATTTGTGACATATATAGTTTCGTTAGTTTCGCTAGCATCCATCACGATAACCCATTTCGTTCCATCCCATTCTACAATATCATTCTCGCCTGCAATCAAAGGAGTATCATCGTTGTTCTTCCATGCTGCCGCAGATTCAACAGCTTCTTCGTCGCCGACATCCTCTAGCAACAGAAGTCTAACACCTGTAGTTTTGATGTTAGTAGGATTAAACGTTAACGGATTAATGATATAATCAATAGTTGTCTTATCACCCGTTGGGCCTGAGATAATACTATCTTGCGGGAATGTATCAGCATCCCAGTTTACTATAATTTCTGTTTCGTCTAACGGATTGAGTGTAAATGTGCCAGTGACAATACTATCACTATCGAGGCTCGAAAGATAGATACGACTTACGCCGGCTATATAATTGCCAGGTTCAGCTTCGAGATTTTCTCTCCAGTTTACTGCGCCGACTTTGCCTCTAGAAATAATCTTAACACTGCTACCTTCGATATAAGTGCCGTACTGTTTGTAATTAGTATTTGCATTTTGTGTTGAAATATCAGTTTCTGCCTTTCTTCCGAATTCATTTTCTCTGAATCCAGACTTAATGTAGTCGTCGTAAGCGTTAAGTTCTGGTCGAGTAATACCATCTTCAATAGTACCAGTATTTTCATCGAAAATACTGGTAATAATATTTGTAATAACACCCATTCTTTTGACCTTTGACGGAGGCGTAATATAGATTGGTAAACTAAAACTTAACGTAGCAACATCGATAGTAGAATCAACGCCGACTGGAACACTTCTGTTTGACCAGTTAACACTTTCTAAGTTAACAACTGTAACGCTAGTCCAGTCAACAAAGTTATCTGTTGTTTGAATTTCTAATGCTGGATTAAACCATACAAGAATCTGTTCTAAAATTTGAAGCTTTTGATCTGTGCTGCTTGACCAAATATCACAATTTACCTTAAGGGTATATGGCGTTGGCATAATACGCTCAACGGTGTAGTTGGCGCCCTGTGTTGGAAGATACTCTCCAGTAGCTGAATTGTATTCGCGTTCTCTAATATTTAACTTGTTAATGAATGTAGAATCCATTGTTCTATCTCGGTCTAATTCTAGCCCAGTAACGTATACACTCATGCGAGGAGCACTGGGTAATTTATTTTCAGAATTATCCTTGATAATGCTAGCTACCTGTCTAGTCAAATCACCGTATAGTACAGGAACATCTTTTAGATTTCCATCACCGTCTTTAACTGGAAAATTACTTAACAAGCGCATTACTTGAGTAATATATCTTCTTACTAACGCATCCATCTCTTCAGGGTTATTACTTTCAACTAAAGTTTTTCTATCCTGACCTCTGATAAATATATCTGTAATAATTGGATTGTTTTCATATAAAATCATTACATAGTTTTCATCTAAACCAAA